TTTCGAGAGATTTACACTCGCGCGCGTGAAAACGCCGCCCACACATTGTTTGATCAAATGATTGATATTGCGGACGATTCTAGCTTGGACCTTCTAGAAGATGGAAGCGCCAACAACGCCGCCATTGCTAGAGCGCGCTTGCGGATTGACACAAGGGCACGTGTTGCGGGCAAACTTGCGCCCCGCGCCTATGGCGAACGCATGGAGCAATTGACGCAAACCGTGAACGTGACAAACAATAGCTTAACAGTCTCTGGCGCGGACCTATCGGCGGACCAGCGCACCGCATTGCGCCAAATGCTACTGCAAGCGCGTGACGGAAAGACCATCGATGGTTAGTTTCAACTTAGTTCAAACTAAATCAAACTAATGATATGTTTTCGTTAGTTGGTTAGTTCAAACTAAGTCAACGCGCCTCAACTAAACTAAACTAAACTAAATTAGTTTCAAGGTTAGTCAAGGAGCGCCACCGCCCGGACACAAGGTACCTCGCCAGAGACCACCCAAGCACCCCCTAATAGAAGGCACCCCTGGCTTTAGGTACCAAATCCCCTCTTTCCAAATACGCAAAACCTGCATCCCCTCCCCGCAAATACGCTACATACGCTAGTACATAGGCAACTATGCCCCATATGCATGTTTCACGTGAAACATACCCTCCCCCTACCCCCACCTGTAGGTTCCCCTCTATATACAGTGCGGGATTGCGTCCTACCCCAGCTTTTAGAGGTTACTGGTAGGTATGGGGGGTACCCCCTCCCCCGGTGGGTTAGGTACCTCCTCAGATGTTTCACGTGAAACAATGGGTTCACTTCCCCTGCCATGTGGAGGCTGAGTTCCGCAGCGGTCGCAGTAGAGATTGTTGTTGACCCAGTGGATAGGGCCTTCGCATTTACGGCAGCGTCTACGGGTTAGCCTGAGCGTCATGGTCTAGCCTATGTGTTTCACGTGAAACATTGTCACAACTAGTTAGGCATTTGGCTAACTATGGGGTCCGTTGCCCTTTTTTCAGAGCGCCTATTTTTCGATGTGACTGGCACGGACCAACACCAGCAGGTTCCTAATCAGCAATGTTTCACGTGAAACATCACACCCAAATTCCGGCTTCCGCCCATTCACTCCTGACAGTCATTTGCTCTTTCTGCCAATCTTTCAAGGCGTGATACCCCGCCACATTGGTGAAGCCGGTAGCATCATCAACGATTGCCCTGCGCTCTTTAGCAAACCAATCCCTGGCGGGGTTGCTACGATGCAAAATTGGTGCCATGGAGGCTTCCGGTTTGGTGTAAACCCATTCCGTCACTTCCCGAAATTTATCGATGTGGCCACCCACACATTCGGACCCACCAAATTGCGCCACCGATATAGGCTTCCACAGCGGAACCTCAACAACTTCAAAGTCCCAGCCAACGCCCCAAACCGTAGCCCAGCGTTCCGGGATCTGATGAAGCTTCATCAAACTGTCTGCCCGCACAATCGCTGGCGCGGCAAACAAGCTGGTCAACCCCGTCAAAAACCCACGCCTTGATGCAATCACGGCCCACCCCTATGTTTCACGTGAAACATCCTAGCACATTTCCCATAATTAGCTATAATAATTTTGAAAAAGGAGACGTTATGACCACGCTTAACTTAGACGGCAGGCAGATTGACATCGAGCGCCAGCTCATGGAGCTTGATAAAGCAGATTGTGAAGAAAGCCTGTATAAGTTCTTGAAATATGCGTGGAAATACATCGACGCCTCGCCCTTCACAGAGGGCTGGCCCATTGAAGCAATCGCTGAACATTTGCAAGCCGTAACCGATGGTGAGATCCGTCGCCTGATCATCAACATTCCGCCTCGCATGGGTAAGTCGTCTATTACCTCCTGCGCCTTCCCGGCCTGGGTCTGGGCTCAGTCGCACATATCGCCAACGTCCGGGCCAGGCGTTCAGTTCCTCCATGCGTCCTATGCCCAGCAGCTTTCCCTGCGCGATAGCGTCAAATGCCGCCGCCTCATCGAAAGCCCGTGGTATCGGGAACTGTGGGGTGAACGGTTCAAGTTAACGTCTGACCAAAACACCAAGGGCAGGTTTGACAATGATAAAAATGGATCAAGGCTTTCGACATCAGTCGGGTCAGCACTCACGGGCGAAGGTGGTTCAATCATTGTTGTCGATGATCCAAACGCTGCGCAGGAAGCGTTTTCTGAGGCGACCATTGCCTCGACCATTGAATGGTGGGACTCTGCGCTCTCGACCCGCCTTAATGACCCAAAAACCGGCGCGTTTGTGGTCATTCAGCAGAGGCTTTCAGAAGAAGATCTGACCGGACACATCATGTCCAAGGACGAGGGAGAGTGGACGCATCTCTGCCTTCCCATGCGCTACGAATGGCAAAGACATAGCTACACCTCCATTGGCTGGCATGACCCCCGTGGCCTTGATGATGACGGTGAACCGCTCGTCGCCATAACCGAAGACGGCGAACGTGTAGCCGTTGACGTAGAAGCACAGATTACGCTGGATGAACGAGAGGGTGAATTGCTCTGGCCGGATCGCTTTGGCGAGGCTGAAGTCACCATCCTTGAGAAGCAGCTTGGCCCATGGGCCGCAGCCGGACAGCTTCAACAGCGCCCTGAACCAAAAGGCGGCGGCATCATCAAACGTGAGTGGTGGCAACCTTGGGAGTCGCAAAACTACCCCAACATGGATCTAGTCATCGCCACGCTGGATACCGCCTACACGACCAAAACGGAGAACGACCCGTCCGCCATGACCGTCTGGGGGATCTTCACCAATGAAGGTTCAGTCCAAGCACCGCACCATGCTATGGGCCGGGATGGAACACGGGTAGACTATGAGCGGATGTATACGGAGACCTCGCCAAAGGTAATGCTTATGTATGCCTGGCAGGGGCGGTATGAGCTGCACGATCTTGTTCTGAAAGTTTCTGAAACCTGCCGGATGATGAAAGTAGACACGCTTCTCATTGAAAACAAAGCCGCCGGTCACTCCGTAGCCCAGGAAATCCGCCGGATGTACGGGTTTGAGAAGTTTGGCGTCCACATGTTTGATCCCAAAAGCCAAGACAAATTGGCAAGGCTTTATTCCGTCCAGCACCTATTTGCTGAAGGACTGGTTTATGCGCCCATCAAGCAGTGGGCTGAAATGGTCATTACCCAAGTTGGTCAATTTCCCAAAGGCAAACACGACGACTTGGTTGATACCGTAAGCATGGCAATGCGGCACCTGCGGGACACCGGAGCCATCATGCGTGGCGAGGAGTACCGGTCAGAGATTAGCGACAGTTTGGCCTTCAAGGGCAACAAGCAGTGGGAGCCGCTCTATCCTGTTTGATAAAATTCTGATAAATATCAGAGACGTAATTAGGGGAATCCAATGTCTAGAGTGCTGGCAAGCGCCGTTGTTGACGTTATCAAGCCGTCGACGCCCGTCAGGGTTGGCAATTTTAAGGTCGAAGTCTGGGGCAAGCCGCCTCATGACTATGTTCGGACCTATGAAATCATAGCAAAATCGGATACTGTAGCCGCACAGGAAGGCATTCAACGCTTCGTCCGTGAGATGGAAGCTATGGATACCAATAAGGAATAGCATCCATGGCGATGACCCCCGGCCTCGTACCCAACATCAGGTTGCCTGCTCCTGAAGAAGGCGCAATTTCCCCTGATGAGACCATGATTGAGATTGTTGAGGACGGCCAAGACATCCCCAAGATGGACAATGACGGCGCTATTCTGGAAATCGAGCATCCAGACGGCTCGCTGACCATTTCTTTGGACGGTCGCCCTATCGATGACAACCGTGCGGAACGGGATACCACCGATTGGTTTCGGAATTTGGTCGATGATGTCGCTGAAGGCGTCCTAAATGGCGTGGCTCAAGACCTTTTGCGGGGTATTCGCGACGATATCACCAGCCGGAACGACTGGATTGAGGATCGTGCGCAGGGAATCAAGCTGCTTGGTCTCAAGATTGAGCTTCCCAGCCTTCAAGGAGCCACCGATGGCGCTCCTGTTGAGGGCATGAGCAAGGTCAGACACCCGCTTTTGTTGGAAGCTGTCCTTCGTTTCCAAGCCAATGCGCGTTCTGAGCTGCTTCCGACCGATGGCCCGGTCAAAATTCGCAATGACAACCAGAACGCCACGTTGGAAAATGATAGACTTGCCAATGCTTTAGAGGATGATCTTAATCATTACCTTACGGCGACGGCGACTGAGTACTATCCTGACACCGACCGCATGCTTTTGATGCTTGGTTTTGGTGGCACTGCGTTTAAAAAGGTTTATTTCTGCCCGTTGCGCAATCGCCCGGTGTCAGAAAGCGTCGATGCAAACGATTTGATCGTCAACAACGCTGCAACGGACCTGCGAAACGCTAAAAGAATCACGCATCGCTCGTTTATGCGTCCCAGCACCGTCAAAAGGCTGCAAATCCTTGGCGTTTATGCGGATGTTGACCTGTCTACGCCCCAGTCGCCCAAGTTGGACGCCGTTGATCGCGAGAAAAATGCCCAGCAAGGCATTGCGTCAGAGGCGGTGAACCCCGAAGACCGTGATCGCGAGATCTATGAGGTCTATTGCGAGCTGGATCTGCCCGGCTTTGAACATAAGCACAAGGGCAAGCCGTCCGGGCTGGAAATTCCGTACATTGTGACGATTGACCTGTCTTCTCAGAAGGTTTTGTCCATCGTTCGGAACTATTCTGAAGACGATCAGGAGCTGCCAACCGCTCGCCGCCGGTTTGTGAAGTACACGTTTGTGCCCGGCATGGGTTTTTACGATATCGGCCTGCTGCACATCCTTGGCAACACTACCAACGCCATTACGGCAGCGTGGCGCGAGCTGCTTGATGCCGGTATGTACAACAATTTTCCCGGATTCCTGATGGCGGATACAGGGGCTAGGCAGAACACCAACATCTTCAGGGTTCCCCCTGGCGGGGGCGCTTTGGTTAAGACCAATGGCATGCCAATCACCCAAGCCATCATGCCCCTTCCCTATAAAGAGCCCTCTGGCGCCCTGATGAACCTTGTGACGCAGATTGCTGACACCGGCATGCGCGTTGGCGGAACGTCAGAAGTCATGGTGACTGAAGGCAAGCCCGATGCACCGGTCGGCACGACGCTGGCGATGATCGAGCAGGCTCAAAAGGTTCTCAATTCGGTCCATAAACGGCTTCATGCTGCTCAAGCTGAAGAGTTTGAGATGCTGGTTGAATGCTTCAAGGATCATCCTGAAAGCTTCTGGCAGAAGCGCAAGAAGCCCGCCTATCCGTGGGACGAGCAGACGTTCCTCGATGCGCTCGACAACTACTATTTTGTCCCGCAGGCAGATCCCAATACGTCCAGCCAGACGCAGCGCCTGATGAAAGTGTTGGCGTTGAAGCAACTGGTTGCAAGCAACCCTGCGTTGTATGACCCAATTGCGGTTGATACTGCTGCGTTGCAGGCTCTTGGTTGGTCTAACCCGCAGCAGTTCATGATCCCGCCGTCTGCGCAAGGCAAGCCCCCGCCAGAGCTTATTCAGGCTCAGGCCAAGATGGCTGTTGATCAGAGCAACGCTCAGGCGCGCATGCTGGATAGCCAGACCCGTGCTGCGGAATCCCAAGCTAGGTTGGAGTTGGACCGTGAACGTCTACAGATGGAATCGCAGCGTGATCAGGGTGATCCCGCTAAGATGGCGCAGGTTCAGGTACAACAAATGGAAATCCAGCAGCGAAATCAAGATACAATCCTTGACGCAATCAACCGTAAGCGAGATCGTGAAAGCCGTGAGAGGCTTGCTGCCATCAAGTTGGCGGAAGAATTGATGCGTAACCCGCAAGGCTTGCCGCTCGCCCAGCAAGTCCTTGATCCTGCAATGCTAGCGCGTTTGGAAGGCAACGAGCCTACTCTAGACGGCACCCAGACTGGAGAACTCTAATGGCTGATCGTCGCCCTATTTCCCCTCGCCAGTTTGCGGAAGGCATGTATGTGCCGGAAGAAAATGCGGATTTTCAAGCGCTGCGCGAAGACCCTGAATATAACCGCAAACTCATTGATGCGGCGCTTCAAGCATCAATGCTTATCCCTGTTGGCGGGGCTATCGCCGGTAGTGCGCAGGCAGCGAAAGCGGTTCCCGGCATGGTTGGCCGTGCAGGTCAGTATGCGCGTAGCCTTGAAACTGCGGCATCTGGGATTTCTCCCGCTGAAATGGCAATCATCCAAGCTAGGTATCCGGGTCGTTTTATTAACCCTCAAACCGGCATGGCTCAATCGGTTCGCAACCCGCTTACTGGTCAGGCTGAAGCCGCCATGGGTGCAACTCGCGACCCATTTGCGCGTTTGATTGAAGGTGCAGAAGCGGCCCCCGGTGCAGTTCGTGATTACCTGACCAAGCCTCGCCCTGTGGTTAACCCTGAAACTGGATATCAGCTTCAGCAAATTATGCCCGGTGGCAAATTTGGTCCGGGTTTGACTGAATGGACCGCTGGCCAGCGCGCTGCGCAAACGGCTGTTGTTGGTGCTCCCATAGCTGCTGCCACCTACGCGCTTTCTCCGTCACGAGATGTCCAAGCATCTCCCGTTCAAGGACCACCTGAGATGCAGGGGCCTCCTGAGATGCAAGGCCCGGCGCAATTCCAAGCTGGTGCTGGGCGTGGATTCATGCTCCCTAATGCGGATGATCGTGCAAAATATGAGGCTGCTCAAAATGCGGTTATGGTTGCTCGTGATCGTGCAATACCTGTTCCTCCTGTAAAGCCTCAGGAACTTCGCGAGCAGCCCGGCGGTTTGGCTAGCCTTTTTAAAGATCCCTATGCTGGTATGTCTTCTCGCCAAATGTATGAGAAGGCTCAGGAAATGGGCAACGATGAGTATGGTGCAAACCTCATGAACATCCGTGGGGCAAGAGCGGAGGCGGAAGGCATGGCCTCTGGCGGGGCTGCAAAACCCCACAAAGATGCTGCGCTGCACAAGGCGCTTGACATTATTTCACACATGCTTGGGCGTCACTAAGAGACTATTGCTGGCGGGGCTCTTATGTTATTGTCAAAGAAGGCTAAAAGCCGACCGGGACGCCGGTAACCTAGCTAGGAGCTACCATGTCAGACTTGGCAAAACAGGCCCGTGCGGCCATGAAGGCAAAGGCCAAAAGCCTTACTGCCGACCGACCTCTTGAGCGCGTTGATTCCTCGACGTTTACGCCGCCCCCGATGCTGAATGCTGATGTGAAGACGGGTATGCGCCCGATTTCGCGTCGTGCGTACAAGACCGGCGGCAAGGTTGAGGGTGCTTGCGCTGCCCCTAATATGGGTCGCAAGCCTCGCCAGTCTGGCGGCAAAGCGATCACAGCGAACAGCCTGATCAATCGCAATGCCAAGGACGCCAACGAAGAGCGTGATGGCATTAAGCATGTCGGCGCTCTGAAGACCGGTGGCCGTGCCAAGAAGATGGACGGTGGCCCAATGGCTGGTGCTGCCGCCATGATGAAAAAGGCTCAGGCTACGGGTAATGTTCCGTCCGGCCTGCTTTCGTCGGTTCCGGCGACCTCGCGCCTGTCCCGTGCTGCTGGCCTGAAGAAGGGCGGTAAGGTTCATGAGGATGTGGCTGCTGATAAGGCGCTCATCAAGAAGATGGTGAAACCTGAAGCGCGCACGGGTAAGAAGGATGGTGGCGGCAAGTGGATTCAGTCAGCCATCAAACATCCGGGTGCGCTCCACAAGGCGCTTCATGTGCCGGAAGGCGAGAAGATCCCCGCCAAGAAGCTGGAAAAGGCTGCGCATAGCGACAACCCCAAACTTGCCAAGCGCGCTAACCTTGCCAAAACGCTGGGCCGCATGCATCGCGCCACTGGCGGGGAAGTGTTCTCCGGTTCTGGTTATCCTGACAAGATCCCCGGCGTTGTCCCCGGCGGTCGTACTGCTCGTGCCACGGGCGGCAAGACCAAAGGCAAGACCAACATCAATATCATGATTGCCGCTGGCAAGCCTGCTGGCGCTGGCGACATGATGCCCAACCCGATGGGTGGCCCGACCAAGCCTCCGGGCATGGATGGTGGCCCCGGCGGCATTCCGGTTCAGGTGCCGCCTCCTGCTGCTGGCGGGGCTCCGATGCCCATGCCGATGCCTATGCCCATGCCGATGCCTGCGGCTGGTGGCGCTCCCATGCCCCGCAAATCTGGTGGCCGCACTTACCGCTCTTATAAGGACATGGATGCTGGCTCTGCTTCTGGCGAGGGTCGTCTGGAAAAGGCTGAGATTGCCTCCCGGAAGCCCAAGGTGCTGCCCGGCAATTACTGATTTGCAGCGTAGCGCGCTTTAGCTGCAAATTGGGTGGAGATACGACCCCCCTTCGTATCTCCACCCTGACCTCATAGGGGGAACCGCAGGGGGCGGTCTATGAAGACAACGTATCAAGCATACTATCAGTATGAGCTAAAAAAATTGATCAATAGCGATATAGATCGACTTAAAGAAGAGCTGCTAAGTTCTTATAAAATCACAGGTTTTGACTTTTCGTCTTACCGTCACCATGTAGGTAGGATTGAAGGACTTCGCATGGCTTTGGAGCTGTGTGAGGAAGCAGAAGCCATTGTTAATGGCAAAGAGCGATAGGGGGTAGTTATGCCGTTTATGACGATGGACCACAATACTGATCCGGCTGAAGCTTTGCGCGAGGAATTGGGCGACACTTCATCTGTTGAAGTATTCAACAATCAGATTTTGGTGGCGGTCTACATCCGCCCTCAAAAGACCAAGAGCGGGATCATTTTGACCAGCCAGACCACTGACGAGGATCGATATCAGTCCAAAGTTGGACTCGTTATCAAAAAAGGTCCGCAGGCCTTCAAGGACAGTTCTGGTGAGTGGTTTGACAATGTTGAAATCAATGAGGGGGATTGGATTGTGTTCCGACCTTCGGATGGTTGGAGCATTACGGTCAACAATGTCCTGTGCCGGATGATTGACGATGTGAATATCAAGGCTCGCGTCGATCAGCCTGATCGCGTCTGGTAAAAAGGAGGTATCCAATGTCAGACACTGAAGAGCATGTTGAATTTAAAATCGATGATACGGCAAAAGAAGGTACGCCAAATGACAGCGAACCAATTGTCGAAATTGTCGAAGAACCTGTAGTTGAAGCTCAAAAAGAAAAAGAAGCTCAACCAGAACCTGAAAAAGATGTTGATAAGGCTTTGAAAAGCCTTAACAAAAGGCTTGAAAAAGAACGCAAAGCCCGCATGGAAGCTGAGGCTTTTGCTAGGCAGGCTGCGGAACAGGCCCGCATTGCCCAGAACGAGGTATCGGACAGCAATTTCCACTTGGTAAGTGGCGCCCTTGAGTCCGTAAGGCGCGATCAGGAAATCCTGAAGGCGCATCTTCGCGATGCAATGTCTATCGGTGATTACGACAAGGCTGCTGATCTTCAGGAACAGATGGCGACCAACATCACCAATCTTCGTAGGCTGGAACTTGGCATTGAAGACATGAAGCAGCAGCCTCGCATTCAACCTGTTGCTCCCCCGCCAAGGGAGATTACGGTTGATACGCTGATTGATCAGGTAACGCCTCGCTCTGCTGAGTGGCTTAAGCGCAATCGTGACCATTTGCCGGATGCACGGGCTATCCGTGTCATGGCGAGGGCTCATGAAGATGCTGTAGACTTTGGTATTGCCCCAGAGTCTGATGCTTATTTCCAGTTTGTGGAAAACCGCCTTGGAATCAGCTCCAAGCGCAGTTCTATCCCTGAAGTTGATGAGGTGATGTCTGAGGCCTCTTCGTCAAAGCAGCGCAGGTCGTCACCGCCCGCTGCCCCTGTCTCGCGCAATCCGATTGACTCCCCGCATCGTCCGGGAGTGATTCGGTTGACGCCTGCGGAGGTCGAAGCAGCGCAAATTAGCGGAATTACTCCCTTGGAGTACTACCAGAACAAGATGCGCGATCAGAATCGCCTGAATTAGGAGGTCTAAATGTCTGAATCTACTGCAAATCCTGCTCGTCGCAGGGGCCGTCCGCCCCGTTCGCCTGTTCCTACTCTTATTGAAGAGCAGGATAGCGTGCTCGATGCGGTCGCTGTCCGTGAAACTGCCCCGGAACGCCCCGCCATGAGGCCATCCATGCGTGAAGACGATCCCCGTGCTGCTGCGGCTCGCCGTGCGGCTGAGATCCGTGGCCACATTGGCAATATGGACGAAGGCCCGGACGAATTCAGGACGCCTGAAGCGCCTCCTGGCTGGGAATATGAGTGGAAGCGCCGTACTTTGCTGGGTCAGGAAGATCCTGCGTATCAAGTTCAGCTTGCCCGCACTGGCTGGGATGCTGTTCCGACCAGCCGCCATCCTGAAATGATGCCTAGTCAGGGTTCTCACCCGACCATTGAGCGCAAGGGTATGATTTTGATGCAGCGTCCGGCAGTTATTTCGGATGAGGCTCGTGCGGTTGAGGCTCGCAAGGCTAGAAACCAAGTTCGCGTGAAAGAACAACAGCTTAACGCTGCTCCTGATGGCACAATGACCCGTGATCATGCGAGCGTCAGGCCTCAGATCAGCAAGGGATATTCCCCAATTGCTGTTCCCGGCGACTGAATTTAAGGCATTTAAGGGGTCACTCAAAGTGGCCCCTTTACATTTATGATTTATAATAGTAATTTCTTTTTGAAACCTAATTGGTTCCCATCCCCCGGCGTGGATGGCTTAACTTTCCCGGCTCTGGATTGCGCCCGGCGCGCAAAAATGAGCATCCCCTGAATAAGGAGAAATCCAATGGCGAACACCAATGCGCCCTTCGGATTTAGGCAGTATCAGGGCACTGGTTCCGCTCCGACCTATGAGCAGGTTGCTGTGGACATTGCCTACAATACCACGAACATCTTCTTCGGCGACCCCGTTACCCCGACGAGCACCGGCTATATCACGCAGGCGTCTTCGTCTGGTGGCAGCTCTGATACGCAGATTGCTGGCGTTTTCGTCGGTTGTCAGTATCTCTCGACCGCTCAGAAGCGCACTGTTTGGTCTAACTACTACCCTGGTGGTACGGACCCGGCGACCGGCACGATTATTGGCTATATCGTCAACGATCCCAACGCGAAGTTCATTGCCCAGACCAGCTCTGCTGGCGCTACGCAGACGAACATCAACACCACCGTTGGCTTCACCATCGGTTCGGGCAACACTGCCAGCGGCATTTCTGCCGCTCTGGTGAACATGTCCACCGCTGGCACCGACGCCACCCAGCCCTTCCGCATTCTTTCGCTGGTCACGACCCCTCCGGGCGCGAACGGCACGGATGCTACGAGCGGCTATAACCTGGTCATCGTTGGCTTCAACAACGTGTCCACCAAGTCCCTCGTGGGCGTCTAAGAGGAGTGAGGACCAATGGCTGTCAATCTTTCTGCCATTAAAGACCTTCTGCTCCCCGGTCTCCGTGGGGTTGAGGGCAAGTACGAGCAGATCCCGTCGCAGTACGACAAGATCTTTACGAAGCATGAGTCGAAGATGGCTCTGGAGCGCACCGCTGAGATGCGTTTCCTTGGCCTGGCGCAGCTCAAGACTGAAGGCGGTCAGACCGCTTTCGACAACAACGCTGGCGAGCGTTATGTCTACAATCAGGAGCACACTGAGATTGCTCTTGGTTATGCCATCACCCGCAAGGCGATTGATGACAACCTCTACAAGACCCAGTTCATGCCTTCTAACCTTGGCCTGATCGAGTCTTTCCACCAGACGAAGGAAATCTACGGCGCGAACGTGCTGAACACCGCTCAGACGTATAATGCGTCGGTCGGCGGTGACGGCAAGGCTCTTTGCGCTGCGGATCACCCCATCGACGGTGGTACGGTTGCGAACCAGCCTTCCACTCAGGTTGACCTGAACGAGGCTACCCTGCTGAATGCGATGATTGCCATCCGCACGAACTTCAAGGACCAGGCCGGTCTGAAGATCTTCGCTCGTGGCCGCAAGCTTGTCATTCCCCCGCAGCTTGAGCCTGTTGCTATTCGCCTTACCAAGACGGAACTCCGTCCGGGTACTGCGGACAATGATGTTAACGCGATCATGTCCACGGCTGGTGGCCTTCCTGAAGGCTACATGGTCAACGACTTCCTCACCTCCGCCTATGCTT